ACTGTTAACTGGTAAGTTTCTAGTACGATTAACTAAAGAATTAGAAGGCTGTATAACGTTCCCGTTAGCATCATAAACAATAGATAAAGGTTCAGGCTCTATTATTATTGGTATTATTGTATTTCCGTTTTCATCCACTGTTTGTAAAAGGTTACCAGCAGAATCACTTAAAGTTACTGTGGCTGTTGTCAGTTTTGTACCATTAACCACAATTCTGCATTCTGTAGTTGACCGTTTTAATTGAATGTACTTGGTAATAGAGATTGTACTATCTACACCTACCCAGATGCCGTTTTGTGAAACATGCTCATCATCTGTAAGAGATCGAGGAAGCGTTCCACCTCCCCTGAGTATTTTTCGTATTTCTGAAGATTTAGTCGGCCAGCTGACAGAGTCCTCTTTGAAAAGTTCAAACTCATTATTGAACTTAACAATGCAAAAGTTATACTTATTTTCCACCGTGGGCCAACTAACATTTATATCGGCTCCCATTACAAGGTCTGCATCTGTTATAATACCAGCTATCTCAATATCGGCATTTGTTTTGGGAGCTTGTAGCGATAGCTTATATTTTCCATCAGACCATCTCAACCTTGCATTTCCCATTGTACTAAGGAGTTCTTCTATATTCTCTCTTATCTCTTTTTGAGGATCAATAGTCAGATTACATTCAAATCTTGGTAAGATTCTAGATGGTATAGCAGGTTGCACTATAGAAGGATACCAGAAGCTTCCTGCCATGTAATATTTGTAAGTTCCACCTATATCTGTCGGCAACGGGCCTACCGGTTCATCACAGACTAAGGCCGCTTTATAAAAACTTTCTAGATCTACATTAGTTGGAGTAAGCTTTTTACCCACATTTAACAAAAGATAGTCTAATAAGCACAAGGCAGGATTGTTGGAATATTCATAAACTGTATCGAGTGTGTATACTTCTCCGACCTTAATTATCTTTCTAACTAACTTTCCTTCAATCAAAAGTTGTAACTGTGGAACGTCATTAAACTGTGGATTGTCTCTATTTAGTTTTACAAAGCAGGACAGATACGCCATATCTTTAAAATATGCTGTAGACCTGGCACCACAATTAGCTGCCATTATGTTGTCTACTTTTCCAACTTTACCATTATAGTTAACAGTTACGAGCAAGGCAGCCTCAGCATCCTTGCTATTATTAAAACGAGGCTCAGAAAGCTTCAAAGACTCTTCAAGTATCAGTTCTCTTGCATTGTTTATTGGACCTAGACACAATGCTTGTTGAAAGAACAAAAAATTATTATGGTCTGATTCGATATTTTTTGTCAAATCGCCTGTGATAGTTTTGGCCGTTATTTTTTCACCACCAGAATACGTAAGTACATTTCCATCAGATATGGGAGTGGCAATGTTATATCGCACAATCGTCAGTTCATAAAATTCAATTCCTCTTTCTACCATTAAGGACTTGTCTGTGATAGTGACTTCAAACGTAACTGTCGACATTCCCGTTATCCAGAATCCAGAGGCTGTCGTGCTCTTTGTGGTACCTAATGTCCATACCATTCCTCTAAGCTGTGGTGTTATTTCAAAGAATTTATAAGCACGAGTGTTACCATAAAAATCTGGTAGATATATTGTACCAAATTCGTATTCAGGAAATGAACCCAGTAATGGATTTAAATAAAGATCGTCTGGTAAATATGCACGAGTATATGAAACTATACCATCAGGTCTGAGGGCTGGAGCTTCCAAATTGAAACTTCCTGTCGAATCACCGCTGTTAACAAACCCATAGCCTGTGCTAAAGTAACGATCTACATTATCTGCTGCAATTGACTCAGGAAATTTATAACTTTTCTTGGTTTCATGAAAAACACGGTAACCACCAATTTTGGCGCGTCCATATACAATGGGAAGATAACCACCCTCTCCTTCAACAGGTATTTCAAAGCCTTTACGGGCCTCAGCAGCAGCCTTTGCCTTCTTACGTGCCTTCTTAGCTTGGACGACTTGATAAGCAGTTGACATAACAATTAATACTATTTGAACAATAAACCATCCCATAATCACTCCTTACCCCATTTAATGGTTGCACCAGCTGAGCCTGTAAAGATTTCATCACAGGAAGAATCGTCAGGATCTCGCAAGCGAATATTATCTTTATTAAGTAGAATACCTTTTTTCATATTGAAGTTTGCCAAAGGTGCCCCACCTGTTATTTGGTATATGGATGAGCCATGTTCAGCTGTGTCTTTTTTAAGAGCGACTGCCTTCACTAATCCTGAGAACATAGTTATAGAGCCTGGAATACTGTTAACCTTAAAATCGACTTTAACAATTATTTTGGCACCAATAAGTTGAGTGTCAACCGTTGACAAGAAACCCTTAGAATACTCAATAAGCTCGATAGTATAATCTTCTGAATCCACAACGCTGTCTGATGATCTAGGCGAAATTGCCTTTATCATACCATTATTACTGAGAGTGTAGCCATCTATGGTGGCTGTGGCTGCTGTGGTGGTTGCAACAATCGGAGTGGTTCCTTTAAGGATTAGGACAGATACTGCTGCTTCTTCTAACATTTCCACACTGAGTGGCACATGGTTGTTTATTATCTTAATCATACAGACACACCTATCACTTCAATAAATTTGACAGAGTCATATTTAGTTAAAATACCATCTTCAAAAGTTATCCCTTTTATACTCTCTGAAGATAATGTGAACGTTCCTACAACATCAGGATACCCATAATGAATCAATAACGTCCCTGTGGAAACCGCTGGAGGTTTTGGATAGAGACCTTGAGAAGTTAATAGAAATATTTTACTGTTGTTGTCAATCTTAATAAAAGTGCCAACAGGCACAAAATTATTAGGATGAACAGGAGCAAAAGAGCCGTCCTCACCGATATATGCGCTGATGGAGTTTCCCCCAACACCTATGGAATTCCAGATTGTTTGTATGGAACCATAAGGTTGAGGGATTCTCACTTTAAAAGACGTGTCCAAACTACCCATTAAAAGAGTGTCAAAGAGAAGGTTGGAGCCCTCTTTCAAAGGCTCCAACCCTCCTTCAATTTCCCATCTTTGGGCATTTCTGGTAAAATGTCTTCTTTGTAGTGTCAGCGTATCATCGGAGTAGGTCGGTTGGTTCGAGATCATTGACAACGGTGTGACAAACCGTGCAATCATTTCTCCCGAAGCATTAAGGACACCACTGTTAAATGATATCATGCTGTTTTATAACCTTTCTGTCTGTTATATGAGTTTACCCCGTTTGAAATATCGGGGAGCATTTTGTAAATCTCTGCTTTAGTTTGACGAGAAATATCTCCGGTTATGTTCAGATTTACCACCGTCTGATTTCCGGAACTGCTGTTTCTCGCAACGTTTTGATCCCTCAGGTCTGTCCCCAGCGTGCGAGAAGGGTCTATCATGGCGACAGAACCAACCGGGCCACCTGTGGCGAATTTAGAGAGGTTATTCGTGTTAATTGCATCTAGTAAAGGTTTAAACTTCTTTGTTTGACTTGCTTTAATTACATATTCACCATTGGAGATCATGGCGGCGATAGAGTCAGATGTTCCCGTTCCTTGACCTGTAATTAGTCCACCTGTTGCCCAGTTCCCACCCTGAGGATTCGCTAAATTAGGTGTAGAGGTTTGAGTGCTGCTACCTCCAGCCATCCCACCGACAATCGCCATGCCAATAGACAAAAGTCCACCAACAATAATACCAGCTGTCGGATTTTTCTTAGCAACCGCTGTTGCGGCCATGGCAGCGAAGACACCTCCTACCGCCCATGAAGCCTTTTTCTGAGCTATCTTACCTTCCTCTGTGGCCGTATCACCTAGTCCTTTTATAGGTAACGTCAATCCTTCTTGAGTATCTTCAACACCTTGTCTAGGTTGTCCTGCAACAGCTTTTCCGACACCGGCACTTCCTTGAAACAATCCACTGAATAGGTTATCAAATAGACCTTTGTCTTCAAAGAGATTATCAGTAAAACCTTCAATAAAGCTGTCCATTATCCCATTGGTTAGCTTGTCCAAAATATCTTTACCAAAGCCCTTGGTGTCGCCGGTAAGCATTAAATTCTTCAAAGAACCCTTAAAGCTACCATAAAAGCTGTTTGCTGAACTCTTGCCTATTTCTTTACTGGTTGCTACTGCATAGGCCTTCTCTTTAAGTCTTTCAAGACTGCTCACAACTTCATCAACTTGCTTCGCTGCGTCAGCCCCTGTAAGACCAGTATTATTCACGATTCTGTCAAAAGCTATCATATTTTCTTTTAAAGCTCTTAACCCACTGAGACTCAGCCGTCTGAGAAAGTCAGGGGTAGCATATTGTTCAGTATTGTACCTTGCGTTATGACGCACAGCATAACCACTAATGGTGTTTACTTCAGTTTGTCTTTCGGTGGGACCACCATATCTAAATCCTGGTAATTTAGCACCCTTGTTAATGGCATCAAGGACACCACGATACTTTGCTGCAGCTTTAGCATTTACAACAAACTCCCCATTGGATAAACGAGCCAGAATAGAGTCAGAAGTTCCAGTACCTGGACCAACTATAGATCCACCAGAAGCGTGCCCACCAATTCCTATGGAACCTGCTGAGGGTCCGTACAATCCTCTTTTAAAGCTGTCTGTTTTGCTGTATGTCCCCATGGCTTTTAGAAGTTCTTTATCAATTCCTGCATTGGCCTCTTTGGGATCCAACAACATATCAAAGAAGGCAGAACCAAAGGTAGTTGATAGAAGCTTCTTTGGATTTAGCAAGAAGCCTTTCAATTTTTTGAGAGCACTGACAGAGAAGCTTTTTAAGTCCTCTGTGCCCATTACTTTATTTTTTATGGTGTTTTTGAACTGTTCAAACGTCCAATCAGAGCTTGCAGCACCCATAGTCTTAAGACTTCGTGCTGGTTCTCTCATATTTCTCCAAGCTTCCTTGAGGATGTCAACCCTCCAACCTGCCTTAGTCAACGTTCCACCAACAGCATCCTTAATATTGCCTGCCTTTGAGATGAGATTTCCTGTGCGTCCCCCTACTCGGCTTGACAACATTCTTTCTTCATTACCGGCACTAGGAGTGTTAAGGATTGTTTTAAGTCTTTTATGAGCAGCTATGTTTCCTTTCACATCATTAGCAAAGAAAGAACGATAGGTATCATAGGCACTCCGCAAAGCACCTGTCTCGTCAGGACGTCCAGTTATAGCTCTAATAAACTCTTCCGCTATAAAAGACGCTCGACTCTCCTCTGCCAGTTTAAGGGCGGCTGTCGTAGCCTTGTCGTCATATCTTGCGCCTGTTACATTCGATAACATATGACCTATTTCATGAAAACCGATGGCGGCATGTGCAGCGGTATTTTTACTGCTTTTGGAGGTCACATCTGGTATAAGAGTGGATCGTATAAGAGGATTATGTGCATAAGCTGCACCTTTAGCACCAAACTCATTATAATTGACCTTATCACCAAATATCTTTGACATCTCATCAGTCACACCCTTAATACCTTTTGTGAGTCTGCTGAAGTCATCTCCAACCACAGTATTGATATTCAGACCTCTTAAATCTGTGGGAATATGTTTACCAACCACAGGATTGATGATGCCTTTTATTGCCTTAAGGTAATCTTCTTCAGGAACTGGAGTATGTAGTGGAAAACTCTCACCATTCACCGGGCGAGTAAGTTTTTTTGGTAAATCCCTCTTTTTCATCAGACTCTGTGTATTTTTCCAAGGAGTGTCTGCAAGCGACAATATCCCGGCATGCTTCTTCATGTAATCATAGTAAGCATCCACAGGATTTAAGAACGAGAACTCACCTCCGATATTTTGTAATCCTCTTACTGGACCACCCTTAGCAAATTTCTGAGGATGTAGAAGATCATATAACAATTCTCCAGCAGTGTCTCTTCCAGTTAGAGTCTTGGTTAATAGATTAATTCCTGTATTAGCGAACCCTCCTACCCTGCTACCTACTTCAAAAGCTGTTAAGGCTGCGCCGACTGTTCCAGTGGCAGCTCCTAATATTTTAGGAAGTCTGATAATTGTAGGAAGTAACGCTTGTGTCCTTGTCAGAGGTATTCGTTTAATCACCTCTCTGGCAAGCGTCTTTGGCGGTTCTAAGACCGAACTAACCAGTTTTTGTTGTGTAGTTCTCTTATGTCCACTAAATCTGGCAATCCTTTCGGCGGCGGCATATATGCTTTTTGCAATATTTATCTGGGTTTTTGCACGATTACCAGCCACATCTGCCACAGCCACACCTGAAAGCTTAAGAAAGTTTCGGCGACTCATAGCCGTAGAAGCAAGACCCCCTTCAAAGAAGCCTGGGAGGTTGGCACCGTTATTAATACGTTCCAGTAGACCTCTATTTTCTTTGGTGGCTTTAGCATTTACAACAAACTCCCCATTGGATAAACGAGCCAGAATAGAGTCAGAAGTTCCAGTACCTGGACCAACTATAGATCCACCAGAAGCGTGTCCACCAATTCCAATTTCTCCAGCAGGCGCTCCACTAGCCATGGTAAAACGTTTACCACGCATGTAATCATTGAAATTACGGAGATCCTGAAAGGCCAAGTACCATACAGAGTCCGTGCGAGCTGGATCAAAATAGTGCACCATGCTTTCTAATCCATTGACAAACATGTTAGCACCTGTTTTTGCATACTCCAAAAGATCAATTTCTATTTGATTTGAGTCTGTCTTTGTGTTAAGCTTGTTCTTCATATCTTCTAAATTTGAATCTACTTCGTTGGTGGGCTGGAAAATCCGAGGCGCAGGGAGCCTGTAAGGAGCAATCGGATTTTCGAAATCACTTGTCGTTACTGCCCATGGTGTAGTGTATTGTCTGCCTGCGAAAGAAGACATAAGACTTTGAACAATTGCATCACCTGCCTTGCGCAGTTCAGCAGCTCCGTCAAAAATACTGTCTTTAACAGAAAGACCGGCAGCTGCCAACAGATCCGCAGGGGTTTTATTACTAGTACCGTTCTTTAATTTATCGGTTAGCGCTTCTGCAGTCTTACCACCAATCTCTTTGAGCATCTTGTCAACCAATGCTAAAAAGGCACGTATCTCCTCCACACCTTCAAGCTGTACATTCGAATGGACGAGTTTCTGAACACTGTCCGGCAAATCCTCCATCTCTTTCAACATTTTGAACTGGGATCTTACATTTGCCTCATCAATCAGATCCTTGCGTACTGTGTCGCCGAGCGACCAAAATTGTTGTTCACTGAGACTGGTTTTAAACACATCATTGATCTGCGAGAGAATACCATTTACAGATTTCGGTGTCTTGCTTTCTAGATACGCAAAGAGACCGGCAGCGGCATCTTTTACATCCCTGAAGAAGTCCGATATCTTGAACTTATCTCCAAGAGAGGTCATGCCATTTTCTGCAATATATGTCATCTCTGCCTGAACTTTGGTGGCAAGATCACTAAAAGTTTTCATTACATTGCCAGGAAGCTCACTCAGTTTTGCAAAGTCCAAGTCCGATAATGACAAATCAAAGATGGATTGAATTTTCTCCTTTTGATTGCCATAGGTTTTGTCAAGAGACTCTGAGATTTTTTCGTGCGCCTTTTCAAGCAAGGCCAGCACATGTTGTTGTTTGATAAAATCAGCAGGGGTAATTAGTTCCACACTGTTGATTTTTTGCTTCATTCTCTCTATTATAATCAGCTGGTTAATCTGATCTGTATTGAGTTTTGAAGCTTTTTTGCTATCTAGGTTAAAATTCTTGCTGAGACTGTCGAACGTTCTGCTTGCAGCACTTTCCAAAGAACTCAGCACTTTTTCAATCCCTCTAATTTTATTGGAGTACTCTTTTAAAAGGATTGAATTAGGTGTGGACGCTTCCTTCTCAGAGGACAACTGAGCTGTATAGTACTTCTCAGCCATTTTCAGTTGACTGTACAATTCACCATACTTTGATTCAACTAACCCTTTCGGAATCTCAAAGTCGAGGACTGTCGATAAAACTATGGGATCACTATTAAACTTCTTATCAGACGCCGAAAACTTACTACTGGCACTAAACGCTTTGTCAAAAAGACCATCATTAGTTCTACGCTTTAATTCTGTCAGGTCGTCAGCCAAGGCAGTCAATGCAGCTGTATACTCTTTAGGATTGATCGTATTCGGAGTTGCCTCCATTCTTTCAACCAAATTCTTGGCAATTCGCACGTCTTGAATTTGTTGTCGAACTTTCACAAGAGATTGTTCAGACAAAGATAAGTATGCTTTTATGGACAATTCTTCAGAACCTATTTTAGATAGTTGAGCATTGACATCGTTCATAAAGAAGGACACTTTAGAATTCTGAATAATGTTATCCAAAGTATCATAGTAAGCACTTACACGCTCAATGAATTTAGAGTCTTCTTCCCAGTACAGAGTGGTGGCAATTGCCTTAGCCGCCTTGTCAGCCTTTTCAAATAGATTGTCCAAGTTTGAATTCTGCAAGCTGAGTCTGCGCATTGTCATCTGGTCTATACCAACATCAAGTTTATCAAGAAAGTATTTAGTTCTTGATTCTTTAAAGTAGCTACTGTCTTGACGCTCTTTCCATGCTTTTGTCAGTTCTTCTTGTCTCTTAATCTCCGCTTGATAGAGCATTATAGAGCCTCTATCTTCTAGATCTATGGCACCTTGTATGGCAACCTTATAGGCGTTTATAAGGGCGATTCGCTCTTGTAAATAGCTCATATCATAGTCATCACCAAAGAAATCCGCCCCATCTTTGCCAAAATCGAGTTTTAATACTTCCTTGGCATCCGCTGTCAAGGTGGTGAGTGCTTCAGTAAACGCTTTTCTATTATTTGCTTTAAAACCTTTTTCCATAATGTCAGGGATCGCATGGTTCAGGTTATCAAGACTCTTTCTATATTTTTCTTCCTGACGCTTCATTTCTTCATTCCACAAACCTTCGTCCATGGAACCACGACCCTGTTCGCGCATACGTTTGGCGAGACGCCAATTAAAGTCAAAAGAAGCGAATAATTTATCAAACTCACCTCTTGTTGCAATATCCACGCTCTCATATGCTCTTTCCAAATTTCTTAAAGAAATTCCCACATTGATGGCATCTTTAGTAAGATCAGAAAATCTTGAATTTCCACGGTATGCTTCATCCGTGTAAACGGCATTACTATTTCGATATCCCGGAAAGCCGTCTTTAGCCTTTTGAATCATGCTTCTGACAGTTTCTTCAGAAGGTAGCCAAGAAAAGAGAATACGCTTTAACCTGTTTCCAAAGGCTTCCAACTTTTCACTGACACCTGGCAGAAGATTGGCAAGGTCCCACAACGTGGTCGCTATGAAAGTGAACCAAAAGAATCTACCCGCCACTTTTGCAACACTCCCCAAAACGGTTCTCAAGAATTTAAAGGAGATTGCAAACTTTGTGGCCGCTGTAGCTGTTGCTGCTATGGGAGACGACACTGCTGCTAAGCGATAACCTGTTGAAGTCAGTCTAGAAGCAGTTGCGCGAGTGGTTACTGGTGCAACAGCTGCACCACTTCCACGAATAAGTTTAGCAATTTTATTACTTGCCAATACCGACTTGAACCCTTTGTAAAGACCGATAAACAAAGCAGGCCCGGATATAACAGCCATTAGCGCCGTCGCTGCTTTTGTGGCGGTCCACAGGTTATCGGCAAGGCCAACCATGGCATCTCCTAACATGTAGACACTTTCGACAACAAAGTTAAAGAATCGCTTAACAATGTCCATAAGATGTAGATACACAGAGGAGAAACCACTTACATCATATTTTACTCTGCCAAGGTCTATGGACCACCCTGACATTCTTTTAATCAGAGTGAAGAAACTATTATCCACCCTTTCAATACCGTTAACAAAATCAGTGACTCTGGAATCAAACCCCCCAAGATCTTTCTGAGGCTGTCTGGACAGTGCTGTACGCTGTCTGTTCAAAATTGTCTGTAGCTCTTGCGTCTGGTTATCAGTGAGTTTTCCTTGATCTGAGAATAACTTGTAATAGTCTTTAAGTGCCTTGTTAGTTTCATCAGCAGACGCTCTTATCACTTCATAATCGCGGTTATCCATCTTGGTAAAGTCTATATTACGCAAGACTGCCGTGAAATCATATTCTACATCACCGATTCTACCAAAATTAAGTAACTTGTCTAATTGTGCCTGTCTGCCTGCACTTGTTTTTGCATTCGCAGCTCCAAAGATACCTCTAACCTTGTCATAGACAATTTGTAAATTATCTATAACTGTGTCACCTGGACCAAACAGCATGAGTCCTAACGCGCCAATTCCTCCAACTGTTAAGCCAATTGCCCCCATCTTTAAAATGAGAGGTAGAACAGCCTTCAGACCTGCCATAAACAACTCAAAAGAAATAGCACCTATATTTAAAGCCAATTTTAATAAAGTTGCGCCAATTAAGTCTACTGTGGCTACAATGGGACTGACCAACAATCTTACCGAACTAATAATTCCTTTAAAGGTGTTTCTCATTGATTTGGCAATGGTCAGACTGTTTGTGGCCATTTTCAGCATTCCATACCCAATTAGATTAATAGAGTCTACTGCTATGTAAGCCGCAAGATAAAAAGGTTTAAAGGCTTGTAGCATAAAACTCATCATTTTACCTGCATTACCTAGACTTGTGGACATAAGCGCAATAGCATAGTCAATTCTCATCATTGCCATAATAGTTGAATTAAAAATAGATGCTATAGTTGCTGAGCTGAAAGCAGCTTTCATAAGAGCAGAAAACGCTCTAATTGTTTTAAAATCTTTAGAAAGGACTCTGGCAAAACCGGCAGCTCCTGCAGAAAGATGATCGAACAGAGTACTTCCACGTCTAAGTCGCAAGAATGCTGCGGAAGTGGTGCTGATCTTTTGCAACCTCACTGACAAATAACCAAGCGCTAGAGTGAGAGGGGTGATTATCAGGGTAAGTCCACCAATAGCCATTAAGTTCCTTACGATTAAGGAAATTGGCTTAGCTAAAGATACAGACGTTGTAATGGCAGCATTAGATATACTGGAGAAGGCTGTCACTAATGCGACAGATGTGAAAAGAGGATTTTTAAATAGCTTACCAATACCTTGCAGACCTAATTTAATGAAGTTTTGCATGTCTGATAAAAAGTTAGTTACCACCGCTAATGTATTAGCACCAAACATTTTGATCAGTGCTCCCTTAATACTAAACCCTTTAACAGCTGCGATAAACTTACTACCAAGATCTGTAATAAAAGTTATGGCTATACCCCAAACTGCTTTTAACTTATTAATATCGGCCTGAGTTATACTGAGGGCCGCCATGATCGCTTGTTTAAAATTATGGATTGTTGCGAACACAGGTGTTGCCATGGAAAAACCCTCTCCTAAAACAAAGCTATTATTAATGGCCTGCCAGAGAGTCATTGTACTACCAGAGGCACCATACGCAGCTGCATTAGCACTTAGATTTGTAAACAGTTGCTTGATTATGGGTAAAGTCGTACTTTTTGGTATTGTGGGAATGGCAAAATTAAATGGAAATGGTATTTTTGCAATATGCTTTTTAGTCCACATAAATGCACTGTTAAGCATTCCCGTCATAACAGGTATGAATGCCGTAAGTGCTCTGGCACCGCCCTCCTTACCCATAATAGAAAACATGAGAAGAGGAATGCCTATAAACCCAGCTTCAAAGATACTTATGGACTTCAGCATAGAGGTCATAAGCGCAGCAGCACCTGCGATTGCAATTCGAGGATGTTTAAATAATCCTGCAAACCATGTGGCCAAACCTACACTTGTGGTTCCCAGTGTAGTACCACCGAATATTCCTGAGAGGCCACGTGAAATTAAGGCTGACATATATGCGAAGACGCCCTCTACAGCTGCAATACCTTTTTTCGGATCGGCCGCAGTACCAGCAAACAACGCCCAAATATTTTTCCAACCTTTCTTTACCAAGAAGGTATATCCAACCATGAAACCGGCTGTTAGACCGATTAAAGAATTATTAAAAATATTGAACATCTTAAGAATCTTGTTAAACATACTTTCTTCAGGAATCAACCCATTTATGACACCATCCCAGGCATTGGCCATGATACTTGGCAGTAAGAAGACTCCATTCTTGATAGAAGTTACAAAACTTTTGACAAACCCACTAACCATCGTCTCAATGACAACGTTAGTACCTTCTGAAATTCCTTTAATAGTGCTATTAAAAGCACTTCCAGGAAAGGTTTCAGCCAATAAGCCTACTATGGACAAGGCTGCCAGTAACTTGCCTTTTAATCCTTTTTTAGCCGCAGTTATGACAAATACAAGAGTAGATACAATTTTATATCCGTATTTGATAAAGTTTTTGAGAGTGGCGTTTTCGTCCACATACTCACTGATATTTGCAAACACTTTCTTAAGATGTCCCATTCCTGAAGACATTCCTTTGAATACATTATCAAAGATCAGCACACTTTTTCTTCCAAAAGCTTCCACTAGTGCCAATGCCCTGTTAAGAATGTTTGTAGAGTCCAACACCCCTTGCATAGTGTCAGGCCAATAAGAATGACCAACAACCTTATCATAAACCTTTTCAAAGGTCTTCCTAACTTTTATTCCAAACTCTGTGACATTGTCCAGGACTTGTGGTAATTTATCGTCAAGTGTATCTAGAACATTATCTAGCTTTTCAGCCTGTGCAACCATTACTTTCTTAAACCAATCACTCTCCTTGATCTTTTCTTTAAGGCTGTCTGTCTTCTTATAAGCCTTCTTTGCTGTTCCTTCAGTCCAGCTGATAATTTCAAAGGCAATTGGGTATTTCTTTGGTTCTATCTTTTTGACTGTCTTGTCTATCCATTCAAAAAGGGCTGTGGATTCAATACGATCACCTGTATCTTTGAAACCTGTTAGCACTTGTTTCCAAAAACGTTTCAAGAATTTTTCGGTCTTCGTGAGTTTATTTGTCTCCATGTTTATTCCATCGATCATGTCAGGCCAGTAAGAGTGACCAATGACCTTGTCGTAAACATCGAGAAAAGCCGCTTTTACTTTCTCCGTAAAATTTTTAATAACACTGATAGTGCTGTCGAGTGCCACAGTGGCATAATTTAATATGCTTGTGAAAATTGCTTTCAACCTCTCTATACCTTTGACAGCCACATCAATATGAATTACAGGTTTGTAAAGAAAACCGTTAATGAAGCCTGAAACAAATTTAAGGAACGTGAGAATTCCTCGTTTTATCTCATCAAGCAATGAATTGCTAAATAATCCCTTCATATCTACTTTAATATGTATTCTACTGAACACTGCTGAGAGTAGATCACGAAGGCCTCTTCCCAATTTTTCACCAAGACTTTCCGTAAAAATTGACAGTATAAAGTTCCAAACGTGATAAACTGTTGCACGTATTTTTGCACCCAGCATAACTAACTGGGGGTAAACAACATCAGAGTAAATACGTCCTAATACTGAGAAGGTGTTTTTCATAATGCGTGAAAGACCCACAAACAAAATGCGAGTTCTCAGTAAATTGTTTGGAAGAATGCCCAGCCTGACGCCTAACTTAACCAAGATTGTATTAAAATCATAAATGGCAGCTATTGGTGCATCAAATATACCTGCATAGTTACTCATTCTAACAGTATTAAGTCTGTCATTAACAAGACCGAGATTTTCGCCAAACTCAGTCAGGGACTCAGATTTAAACAGTTTAACCCATGAACGTTCTAACCGAGTGTCATCTATAAAAAAGATGGACATTCTCTCTGCAATGCCTTCCAGAGTTCTTCCTATCGGCAGTAAATACTGGTATAGACTCGCATTACTTTCCAAGAAGAGTCGAACTACTGCCGCCTTAATTTTAACTAAATATGTCTCCAGAGGTCCAATAAAAGAGATAACAAAGTACGAAACCTTTCTTGACATTATTTGTGTGTACCTGACCAGCTCATCAAATATCTTTATCAAAGGGGATTTCAGCTTGACCTCATCAGGTAATGCATCTTTAACAAAGTTGTCCTTGGCTTCCATTCGTAGAACAATCTCATCTTTTGTTGAACCTTTTGCACGTTCTTCATTTACATACGCCTCTTCCGCTTTTCTCAACTTTAATCTTTGACGCATCGACGATAATAGCATCTTTTCAAACTGTGCTTTCCTTATTTCTTCACGGTACCCTTTATCAACAGCTAAACGTATTTCATGAGTTAGTGCTTTTATTCTGGTGAAGTGTGTGACAACATCGCCAAGAGTTGTTACAAACTCTTTCTCACTACTAAAAGGGAGATCCCCTGATAATGCGCCTTTAAATGACAAGAAGGCTACAGAAGAATCTTGAATAAGTCTCAAATAGTTTCGTATTCCTGTTTTTGCCGTGTCCATTGTTGTCAATAATCTTGCAGAAAAACTTTCAAAAGTGTTTCCAAAGTTTAATAACCTTTTAGAAATCTTGTCAGTTACACCTGTATATTTCACTAGACTACCGATGGACATGGATACGTATTGTGCCATCTGTTGAGTTGCTTTTGAAACAGTGGCGACTGTCCTGCCAAAATCTTCATCAGTCTTGTCCGCCATTTTTTCAATAGCTTTTATGACCGCCAGGGTGGTTGTACCACCAGTTTCAGCAAACTTTATCATTTCTCCAGCAGTCATACCAAACTGATCTTGCAACCCTTGACCCAAATACCTAAACTGTTCAAATACTGCTCTTAATTCTTGACCTCTTAATTCACCAGAACCTAAGCCTTGTAAAAACTGAGTTAAGCCTGATTGGAGAGACGCATAAGATGAACCAGACAGCTCACCGGCTCTCTGGATAGTGCGTGCAACCTTCAGCAAACGGTCTTCACCAAAGTCGTACTTTCGCAGACTTCGACTTAACTCTGTGTACAAGTTTGCTGTATCCGCAAAGGAGGCTCTACTTTGTTTAGACACTGTTATCAATTTTGACTTGGTTCTAATGAGATCTTCTTCACCTTTAACAACAAGCTTAAGCCTGTTTTCCACCAGGGTCAAATCATCAGCCATACCAATAAATGCACGAACGCTGACAAAGCCTGTATATGTCGTCAACAAGCCCGCCATTATTTTTGTCATTCGACTGAGACCTGTGTTTGTATTTTTGATACCCTTGTCTGTAGCGTTAAAACTTTTTGTTGCGTTTTTACCAAAGTCAGTTATGTTCTTATTAATCTCTTTGGTAAGCCTCGCAGTACTTCTGAAATTTACACTGTCAACACCTTCTAAAGAAGCTTTAGCGCTTTTGGATGTTTGGAAAATATTCTTAAGCCTGCTGTTAATGGATGCTAGGGATTGTTCCGCCTTTTCTGATTTAGTGTTTACATCTATTGTAATTCCTGACATATGCAACTCCGCATAAAAAGCCCACCAAGAATTGTCTCAGTGGGCTGTTTTTATTTAACGATAACACCGTTAGGCTTGATACCTTTAATTGACAACAGCGTTCTTTCAACAAAATGTGTTGGAGCTTGTTTAGATGAACCTCGGTTCAATTTATCAATATACTCAACGTTATTGTAGATTTTGTATTGTTCAGAACGCCATCCGGCTTGCGCCTTTCCAGTGTCAACAGGGGTTGCTGCTTTTAATCTATTGACAGCAGTTTTTATTACTTTGCTTTGTTCTTTTTCAAGCTTTGCTCTGATTTCTTTCTCTATACTATTGGACATACTCACCACCTTTGGCTTTTAGGAGACGTGCATACATTTCAGAACCTTTGAATGCGTTGTCAATAACATCGACTGTTTTCGGGCTGTGATCAGTATATACTGCCTTGAGAGATGGAAATAGATTTTCGGCCTTTTCTTTAATGCCTTGTGCCTGCAAAAGTTTCATAGTTCTGCCGTCCTCTCTCCAGCCCTCTGGTCTTCGCTCAAAGTAAAGTTGCCAGCCTACAAGCTCGTCATAAGGCATTTCCATCAACTTGTAGACTGGCGTTTTTAAAAGGTAAGCTACCTCATAATACAGAAGATCTTCATCAGAGAGGACTAGTTTTTTGTGTCATCACTCAGACCGGAGTACTTAGTGATTTCTTTAGCAAGTTTGTCAAGTTCTTCCAGGGGAATTTGTTCATAATCAGCATCAGTCATTTCTTCAGAACCTTCCACAGCCAGAGAGACAACGAATTTTAGGACTTCAAAACCTTGCTCTTCATTCTCCCCAACCGTTTTGGACATTTCCTGAATTTCTTTTACCTCAGCGACCGTGAGCTTTTTAATTTCAACATTACCACCCATGAATTTGATACTTTTCTTGATACGCTTGCTCGCCAGTTCTTTAAAACTCATTTTGAGTCTCCTTTAATGATTTGATTTACGAAATCCAGCATTCTGTGAAGGTCGTTAAGGGTTGCCAGAATCTCCATGGACTTAGCACCATCGCCTTCGAATTCTTTAATACGCTGGACAGTCTTGTAAATACTGAATTTAATCGACTTTCGCATGTATCTTGCTGTAAGTTTAAGCATGAAGTCTCTTGAAAATGGTTTCTTTTCAACAGCCTCTTTCGCCTTTTCATCAGTCATTGTGGATCCTTTTGTTTAGTCAGTGTACGCACCGAAAAACTCTGACTGTACAGTAATGGTTACAGTGGCAGTGTTGGCATCCGTCAGCTGAGGATTGACTTGGAAAGCTTCAATCTTACCATACCAGAAATATTGGGAGTTAGCAACAGTACCAAGACCAGTAGTTGTAGAAGCATGAGTAGTGGGTTTGTCATTCATAAGGGTAAAACGGAAGACCCGCTGAACGTTATCACCGACTAAACTTCCAAGATAATTGGCAGTATCCTGCCAATCGGTACCAATGTAATTCAGAGTGAGTTCCATTGAAGGAGCGTCAGCCTGCCCTTGGATCTGTTGGGAAGTCTTACTACCATAAACAGGAACGTTGACAATGTTCGGAGGAGTTCCCATAGAAGGAAACTCACGAACGTTCTTAATGCGAATAAACTCACCAGTATCAACACCAGGTGCAGTACCGTTAGCGATTTCATTGGCAAAACAGGCCTTAAGGGTAATTTGAGTTGGGTTTACAATAGCAAGAGTGTTTTGGTCTAAGTCAACACAGACAGAAAGATCAG